TTGTTGCGGAGCGCCAAACAACTCATTACTCAGATCACGTCCCGCCATATCAATCTCCAATCGTGTAGCCCTTGGCCTTCGCTGCTGCCGTTACTTCCGCAGTCGTGCGGCCACTCTTGCGAGCCGTTTCAGCGATATCAGCCAAGGAAATTCTCTTATTGCTACCTGTATCAACTTTCTGCGCAGCAGACTTGAACTGGCTTGGGAACAGAAGCGAAGGATCCGCGCCAGAGCGGGATGCGATGTCCGCATAATTCTGGCGCGTCGCAACATATTCATTCTCATACGACCCAATCCGGCCCGCAGCCTCTTGCAGAATTTGCGCCTTGACTTGCGGAGTCAACTTTCCGCCGCCAGCCAAATACTGTGCGTAGCCTTTAATTCGCTCAGGGATATTTGGGCTATTCGCAACTGTGTTGTATTCGCCCTCACGCACTACACTATTGGGGTCGTATAGCTTGGCAATACCATAAACAAGGTTGATGTCAGCCTGAGGCGTGTTGCGCTTTGCAGCATCCACAATCGACGTATAAGCTGGGAGAGCTTGCTTGTAGTTCTTCACTTCTGGAAGATCATCGAACTCCTTACGCAATGCAGTGGAGGTAGTGACGATCTTTTGCCCCTGCGCGATTTGGTTTGCCTGTTGCGCGATGTCGTTTTGGTCGCGCATCCGACGATCCGTAAGTAGTGCATCAGGAGAGGCGCTGCGCTGGAACGTTTGCCCAGGTTGGAGTGCATATGGGTTATAGGCAATATCTCGCCCACCAAGATTTGCAAGCTTCATCTCTTCTCGCGGAGTTAGACCCTCCAATGTCTTTACACCCCCAGCCTTGTTTACAAGCACTGCTACTGGCTTCCCATCAGCACCAGTCAAGGTGTTGATCTTTGTATCAAACTCAGGAGTAGCCTTTGCGAACTGTCGCTCAAAATCCATTGCACGAAGTGGATCAAATGCGCGAACACGGTTCAGAAAGCCTTGTTCATCAAAACCACCCGGCAATGCTTTTGCCGCCTCAGCATTTGCCACTGTAGGACCGCCTCCAGCATTCAATGCCATCAATTCCGGGGAGCGGACTGATTGGAGCGCTGCATTTTGGATGGACTGTTCAATCTGTCGCTTGCGTCGCTTTTCCTCTGCGCTCAGTTGCATATCTTCCATTTGCAGGCCGCGCAGTTGTTGCTGATACGATCTGTCCTGCGCCCCTTGCTGACCTTGTTGGAATGCCTGTAGACCAGCCCCCAGCGCCTGCCCCACGCCGAATGGCATGCGAGGGTTGCCGGCTCCCTGAAGAATGGCAGCAGCAGCAGCCAGAAGCCCCTGGCTCTGGTCAGGGGTCATGTTTGCAATACCATCAAAAAATCCCATGATTTATCACCCAATCGAATTAGTAGCCGCCCCAAGAATATTGCCCTGCCTCAGCCATGTTAGGAAGACTGCCAGTCGTTCCGCCACCACCAAACAGGTTCTTGAATTGCCCGTACAGCCCAAGACCGGCAGCCGCACCGCCCAAGAGGTTAGCGCCGGTGTTTTGGTAGAACGGCTGGCCGGTTCCGCTGCCAGTTGTCGCGGACGTCGAGGTGGCGCCGATATTCAGCAGCGGCCCCAAGATGCTACCGACTTGGGCGATGCGATTCACGTCCAAGTTGTTTCCTTGGTTGACGTAATTGGAAGCCTGCCCCAGCAGGCCGGAGCTCAGCCCGGTGCCGGCGATATTGCGTGCGTCGTTCTGCTGGTTGGTTTGCAGAATCGCGCTTTGGTTCGCCGTATCGCGCGCCAAGTTGCGGTTAGCATTCTGCTGTGCATTTTGTTGGTTTGACAATGCGGCTTGTTGTGCCAATTGAGCATCCTGTGACGCCACGCCATACTGCTGTCCCGATAGCCCTTGCAGTGCCGACAATGCGCGATCCTGACCGCGACCGAACTCAGCCGCTTGCGCACCCGTGGTAGCCGAAATATTTGCCAAGCCCAGTTGTTCTGCTGCACTGGCAGCACGCTTGGAGAAATCGGACAGCGCAAGGCCTTCCGCAATACCTTGCCGAGAGCCACCATAGGTGCCAGACGCAATAGCGCCGCCACGAATCCCAGGCAATACCTTATGTTGCAAGGTATCCGTAATATCGCTTAGATTAGTGCGAAATGCTTGGTTGCTTTGGTCAATTCCGCTTTGAAGTAACTTTGTCAGGTACGGATTAGCCGCAGAATCGCCATAAATGAAATTCTGGAACGCAGGAGATAGATTAAGGCTGTTCTGGCTTGGCGCATGGACACGTGCCGCCTCAATAGAACTAGCATCGCCCGACCAGCCAACTTGAGGCGCTTGTCGCTGCACATCCTGAAGATTCTGTGCAACCTGTTGGCTGCGCATGAAATTGTCTGTACCCCAGCCTCCAAGATACTGGTCCATTCCTCTACCGAAGTCTGTTTGGCCGAGCGATTTTGGGCTGTTCAACTGCGCTATCACGCGGCTCAGGAGACCGCTGCTCCCGTCAGTGCCGAAGATGGCGGCAGAAAAACGCGGATCAATGGTGGTGGAGGATGTTTGTAGCTGGTTGCTGCTCCATGGGGTGTTGGTGCTGGAAGCCTTGCTTCCAGAGGATCCCAGCAACGCGCCGCCCACCCCCGCAATCAGGCCACCCAAACCACTGCCACCCGATCCGGACGAACCGAATAAACCGTCAAGAAACCCCATGTTATTACTCCCATTGCCGTTATTTTGATCACCTGAATTCGCAGCGGCATTCGCCACTTTCCCGATATTCCCTGCATTGAATACGCCAGACACACTGCTAGGACCAGAAGCAGAGCCGAGACCGCCAAACCCCAGTGAGCCGGCAACGCCGTTGCCGCCATAAATGCCCGCGATGGTGTCTGCCACCGCATGGAATTTGCGGGCCGCATCGGTGTCGATTCCTTCCGTCTGCGCACGGTCGTAGTACTGCTGCGCAGGGCTTCCAAACCAGTTGACCATGGCCGGCTCATCGCGCCCCAAGACTGAATTCCAAAGCTTTGTTGATGCAGGATCAACCCCAGTGAGAAGCCGAGTTGGATTTTTCAGGATGTCGCCACCAAGGTTCTTGGTAAACGAATTCTGGAAGCCGAACAGATTGCTTAAGAAACCCATAAATTACCCCAAGAATTTCCAGGTTGCGCCGGGGGCGTCATACCAGTAAAAGCCCCGGCCACTGCCAGGATTCCATGTCGTGCCATCCGCCAAGCGCACATCACCATCACGTGGCTTCGGCGGAGCTGCGTAGCTCACGTCAAAGTGGCCGGCGGCCAACTGCGTGATAATAGCAGCAACCCGCTCAAACTCTTCACGCAGATACCGGCGCAGCACGTCGGTGTTGCTGATGTCGCCAGGGATAATGCTCGGGCTGTAGCTGATCGATTTTAAGGTTGGAGAAACCATCAGTATTCGCCTCCCTGTTGTACATCGACATCATAGGAATCGAGTCGCCACAGATAGGCTGTCCCGCTGCTGAATTTGATTGCGATATAGCGTCCGGTGACGAAGCAATCAACTTTCAGGGTTTCGCCAATAGTGTGCGTCATCACATTCGTGTAGTTTGGTGCTTCATATGGGTCATCTAGACCAGCTACAGAAATCATCACTGTTTCGCCAACATTGCCAGTTATTCGTGCCCTGATCCCACAAATTAACTTGAGCGATTCGGGCGCATCGTAATCCAGTCCCGTACGCTCTAAATAACTGTCTGGCTTAACACCGTCAAAACTTGCTGATGCATCCAACAGGAATAGTTTTTGATCGTTAGACGCCATCAATACACGTGTAGTTGCGGGCGTAAATCCTGGGCCATTCCACGCTGTCAGGTCGGAATTCCATGGATCACTGTCGGAGTCCCACGATTGCGTCAGTGACTCATCAACTGAGCCATAGTTTGCATGGTGCAAGTTAGGGATTTCGCGATAACTGATCGTCCTGTCTCGGTAATTCCAAACCAATGCCTTATTCGGGATGCTATTGCCGATGCTGGCATAACAAACGAAAACCTCATTCAGGTAGGGGTTTTTGAACACGAAAGCGCGGTCGGTAGCCGAAGTATCCATGTCGGAAAACAGTGCGCGGCGCGCCTGTTTATCCAAAATCGAAGTAGCCTGCTGCCCATCATGCACGACCACATCCGATCCAGTCAGCACAAAGTGAATGCCGTCCACTTCTTCAATGCAGTTGCGATTGAGCGCGCCGGACATGCCAAGCACCTTTTGGTTCGCCATCACAAAGTCGCCTCCGGTGTATGATAGACGCCACACTGAATGCTCTTTGTAGATCATCAAATAGTCACGCAGTTGCAATGCGTCAATGATTGGATCGCCACCCTCGGCGCAGTCGAAACGCCCGGAATCCTGTGCTGGATCGGTATAGTCCCACGAGGCAGGGACGCCCCCTGGATCAGCAGGACTTGACCACCAGACCATATAAGGCAGGTCGCTACCGCTTTCAGTGATGTTGACAGCTACCAAGAAATTCTTGAAGGCCCGCAGCGATTTGCAAAATGTGTTTGCAGGCCAATTCGCTAGGGTGGTCATCCGGTTGGCAATGTTTAAATCCCATTGCTGTGGTGGATCTATCGTGTTCCCAGGGTTGATGATCGGAATGCCGGACAGCACTGTGGAAGTCCACGCGTTCGGCACGCCCGAATAGTTGACATCGTTGCCCGCAGTCTGGCGAGTCAGATTAGTGTGGACAGCCACGCCGCCGCTTAGCGTGACACCGTAGATTTTTTGCGTACCGGCATACAGCCAATATCGCTGCGCGCCGACATTGATTGGCAGAACGTGCAACGGTACCACGGCAGGCATCCCATATGCAGCACCATGCCCTAGAAACTGTTGCGCGTAGCCGTCAAGAAAACGGACATTTGACGCATCAGTCCAGACGTTTCTCGGCAGTTCATGCACCGAAAGGTCCCTATTGACTCCGGCAGCCCCGGCGTTGGGCGTACGCACATAAGGCATGCTCACGCCTCCTGCTCGATCACTGATGCTTCACCTGGGTAAATCAGGTCAACCCAGGCGTAGCCAGTGAAATTTGGATACGGCTCGCCATGAACAGGAGCGGCAGGAATGGCGGATGGTGCGACCGTTGTACAACGCGCTGTCTCTTGTTCTGTTTGGCCGTCATACCAGCCGCAGAAATCGAATTTATGGAACATAAAGCATGTCCTGTGCGTTAGGGTCGGTGTAAGGAATTTGTGTGATTGCCGTACCGATGCCATTCAGTATGAATGTACGGTCCGCCGTTGCTGTAATGTCAGTAATCGAACCAGTATCGAGCAGAACAGAAGGCGCGCTGTAAGGTCCCCGCCACACAACTGCGTCGTTGGACAGCAACAACCCAGAAGATCCGAGGTATTGGTACAGCCCGTTGGAGTAGATCAGACGGTTGCATTGAGTGTTGCTCGAGGCTGCTGAATCAACCGGTATACTAGAAGTTCGACCACGCCATGTAAGTCCGTCAAGTGAGTTCAGTTGTTTTGCGCCAAAGCTGCTTGGAACACTGAGGATCGCCGTGAAGCCTGCCGGACCGTAAGCAAAAGCTTGTGCGAGGCCGGCGCTAAAGCCCGTAATTCGGTTGGTCCAGGTAATTGCATCGGGACTGGTCTGAACATTAATGGACGAAGCTCCGTTCTGCCCCATCGCGGCGAAAAGGCCGTTTCCCCACGCCACGGAAACCCCGCCGCTGCCCATGCTATTCAGTGTGCGCGACGTCCACGTGACTCCCCCATCTGCCGAACTGAAACCGGCCGTCGCGCTGCCGGTGCTGATTGTCAGCAGAACCCCAGCATCGCTCTTTGCAGGTTTTACCCACGCGCCAGCCGTCAACGTCGCACGCTGAGTCCAGGCCGCCCCGGTAGGTGACGTTGCGCAGCCGGGATTCACGCCGTCGGCATTGAAGGCGACGAATAGCCCGCTCACTTCCGAGTAGATAACACTGTTCCAAGCGGTTCCGGCAGGAAGGGCGCCCCCTGCTGACCATGAATTGCCGCCATTAGTGGTGAGCTGCGTAGCGCCAGATGGAGATACAACAACACCAGCCTGACCGCTGGTAGCGAAGGCGATGCCGGACCAGTTTCCGCTCGCAATTGTCGCGGTCAGCAGCGATGTGCCGCTCAGCGTGCCGAGCCATGCAGCTTTCGCCGGCCATTTGCTGGCGTTGAAGCGCGGATAGGAGCGAATCTTCCCTGGGCGCTGGGTAAAGCCTGGGAAAATACCATTGTTCATTACAGGTCACCCCCAAAAGCATTGGACACGATGGCCGAACTGGTTTGCGTATCACGCACCGATGTGCGCAGTTGATAACCGGGCGGCATGATGATTGGAAAAACATCTGGATCAGTTGCTTCACACAGAGAACGATTCCAAGCCTGCACGGTCGCACTCGGCGTAATGCCTCCAGTGATTGGGATTTCCTTCAACAGAGTAAAGGTCGGTGCGGCTGGCGTAGTGGAATACTGACCAACTACTGTCGCATTGACCGTTGGAGTGCCCCCCATTGTGAAAGTGAAAACAGTTGGGCTAGTTACAGTAACAGCCGTAGACTTGACATTGTATTGACGCGGTTCGCAACCTTGACTGGTCAACAAGTCGCCAGTTGTAAGACCGTGAGGGTCGGTAGTTGTTACTGTGCAAGTTGTGCCAACAAAAGTCATGCTGGCGATTGATTTCCCAGGGAACCCCTCAACCATCCAAAGACGCAGCATGGATGCGACACTAGCACCAACTGCATTGTTCAGAAGCCGATCAATCCGAGCGCCACTAGAGCGTGCAGTGACAATTTGCCCAGTATTTGCCAGCGATGGCGCGGTCAAAGAGGTATCCCCGGTAGTTACCGAGGCAAAGCCCATCTTTGGGCTGGAAGCGTAATTTGCGGTGGCGGACATTTAGATAACTCCTTGGGCCTGTAGCAGATAATCAGGAACAGTGGAAAGCCCCCAGAAATAGGAGCCATTCAGGGATTGCAGGTAATACAGCAAGCCATTGTTTGGTGCAGTAGGCAGAGCGCCACTGAGCACCAGATTGTCGATGTACTGTTTGGTAACGGCGGATAACCGGAATGCGGTTCCATCGTAAATAGCCAAATAAATATTGCCCGGCAATAGTTCGTTGGCAGCAAGCGCAGCCCCAGACACAGACAGCAGAGATTTTGCGCCTAGACCTGATACGTTAATGGTTGATGCCCCAGTATTTGCAATAGTGGGAGAAATGATCGCAATCATCCGCGCTGCATAAGCAAGCAAGGGTGTGCTAGGGGTCAGTGTGTAGGCATTAACTGCCCCACCATCAACGCCGGTAACAAGAACTGCGCCAGAAAACCCGGCGAGGCTATTTTTTAAAACATTTTTAATCAGCCGCAGATGATCATCGCCCTGGCTCTTTGGGTCTGTGCCAGGAGGATTTGCCGCATTCAAGTCGGCGATGTAATTTCCGGATTCAAGTCCCATGTTTTGGCCTATCGAGTGCGAGTGATGGTGAACCCTGCCAGAACACGGCCAGCAGGCATATCTTTATGGATTGATTGCACTTCAAACAGGTAGCCAGTGCGTTCCGTGCATTCTTGCGCACGAATGTACTCACGGCGTGGAGCGGCTTCCCACTTGGTTTCAGTAGTCAACGGAAGCGTTTGCCCTACCTCCATAGCGTCAAAGTCAATCACAGCAATACCTCCTGACCAGGGCGAGCAGTAAATGTCGGGGTGCCAGTGTTGTTTTGCGTGACCAGTTGGACATAAGCGCCTGCCGGGATAATTCCTGTCAGTGTGCCGGTGACGTTTTGTGTCAGTGCAAGGCCAACAGTAAGCGTGCCGGTCTGTCCGTTCACGAAGCGCGTTAGCTCTTGCGTGCCAGTAGTGCAAGACGAATTCGAGTAAATGCGCAGATACACAGTGCCTTGTTGACCGGTCGTCAGGCTCAGGCTAGTTGCAATATCAACGCTGTAGGAAACTAGTGCATCGCGGGTGCTGGAGACTTGGAAGCAGGTATCGAGTGCCCGCGTTTGATAGGCAAAACTGCGAGGCACAAGACCAATCGTGCCACTCGTCGTGATCGTGCCACCAGATAGGCCATCGCCTGCGGTAATACTCACCACAGAACCAGTGCCATTAGCACCAGCCGGGCCTTGTGGGCCTTGCAGCGACGCAAGCCATTGCGACTCAGTGCCGACATAGCCATTGGCGACAGCGATTTGGTAAGCCGACTGCCCATTAACACCATTGGTGCCATTCGTGCCGTTGATGCCATCTGCCCCTGGTACGCCTTGGATGCCCTGCACACCTTGCGGCCCCTGCGGGCCTTGCGGGCCGGTGGTCACTGGAACGCTCAGCGTACCGCCCGACATCGAAAACGACGAGCCAAGCTTAACGCAAGTTGGCGTCGCCCCGGCACTGGTCGGAGCCATGGAAAGCAAGCAGTCAGCCGTGCTATCAGGAACAATAAACTTACTGAGATAGCCGGTATTCGCTGCATTACGCTGATCCGCACGGATCGCATAAGCCACTTGAGCCTGAGCAGAAGCGCAGCACAGAGCAAGAATGAGTGCGATAGTCTTTTTCATATTTCGACCTTTCTTAGTATTCGGTTCGACCGTCGTAATATGGTCGGCGCAAGATGTCAGGGAATTCAGTGCGTAAATCTGCGTCGCCCTCGGTCATCGAGGCATCTTGTGCCGCTTCTCGCAGCAGGCTTTTAAACTTTGCTTCCCATGCAGGCCAGCGAGCATCATCGCGAACGTATGGAGCAGCTTGAGCCAATGCCCCGTACAGATACAAATCCGGGTATCTGGCAAAGGTTGCGTGCATCGGCGCAGCATCAGACAGGAAAGTATTCTGCTGATAACGCAGTGTCATCGTGTAGGGCTGATCCGACTTTGATTCGAATGCGATATTGGTTCCATCGACCGCCCAATAACGAGGGCGGAATGCGATGGATTCGTCAACATTCAACTGGTACGGCAGGACGTAAGTAACCTGCTCACGCGGATCAATATCAGTCAGGTAAAGCCCGATTGGTTGCCCAAAATCAGTCGGCAAAATGATGTATCGATTTGCCGTAGGCGCAACCAAGGGAATTTCCAACTCTCGCGGGAAAATGTTTAGGCGGCGGTTAATCACGCGCTCGGCAAGATTGATGAAGTCCGGCACTTGCGCAGTTAAATCACTGCGGTGCAGCCAATCCGCCACCGTCGATTGCAGACCTGCGTAAGTGTCGTATGCCATGGTTATTCCTCAACCTGTGCTTTTGGTGGACGACCACGGCGCTTTGGCGCTTCCTGCGGCTCAACTTCATCACTCATGCGCGCGTGATCGACGCCCCAATCAGCCCATCCTTTTGCACGATAGGCTTCCTCTTCTTCGAAAGAGGCAACCGCCATGTATTCACCGTTCAAATACAGGGCTTTTGGGTATTCTTGAAACATGTTTGCTCCTAAAAACGCCCCGCCGAAACGGGGCATTCAGGTCTAGTTACTCAAGATCCTCGCTGCGAGTTGTGCGCGGATGGTGCGATACCCATACAAAAGATCGAGACGGCAAGGGAACTTATCGTTCACGATGTCGTATTGACGGACGATTCGCATGGACAGGCCGTCCATCACCTCACGGGAGGCGAAGTCCACGCCAGATGGCATCACCAGATCGGCGGTAGCGAAGTGGAACGCATCTTTGTGGAACACCAGCGATGGCTTGTAGATCGCCGATGCGCCGCCTACTTTGGTCACTGCACCGCCGTTGGTTGGCGATGCAGTAACGTTCTGCAGGGCGCCAGAGGTGACGATTGAAGGCGAGATAGCCAAGTTGCCGGCGCCCCCAGCGTAATCGGCGGTCACGACGAACTGCTGTAGAACACCGGTATCAGCCTTGGTTTCAGGGTGAACGCGGTTAGCACCTGCGAAGGTGACCACATCGCCAGCCTTGAAGGTGGTCGCGCCGGTCTGGATGGTTACAGTCGAGCCGGTTTGGCCTGCACCGTTGACGGTGTAGGTGGTTGCCGACAGAGCTGTACCAGTGGTGGTGCTTGGGATCAGCGTGTTTTCGTAGAAATCGAAACCAGCAGTACGGCCCATCATGCCCTCTTTGTACTGCTTGCTAATCTGCGTGGAGTCCTGGAACAGGCCTTTCAGGGAATCAACCAGATCGACGTTATCCTGAGTGTTCAGGATACAGGCGCGGTTGTTATCCATCGGGGTCAGGTTATCGTTCAGCAGCTTGCGGCCGGTCAGAACCTTGTTCAGGGTGATTGCCGAGCCGATGTTATTGACAACGTTGTATACATCCTTAGCCATGTTGAATGCATCGGCCTCGATGTTTGCTGCCAGGACCGCCATTGCTGGCTCCAGAATGCGTTGGCTGAAATCATCCAGCGACAGGGTAAGCTCTGCCGAGGTGAAATTGACGTCCACGCCCTTCTGGTTGGTCACTTGCAGCGTGACGGACTGTTCCGTGGTGTCCTGTGCCGATAGGGTTGCACCGGATCGCACGGTGTACTGATTCGGCAGACGGATACGCAGATCGGAGCCGATCTTTGCGCCAGTCTTGGCAAAGGAATCATCATAGGCACGGTTGATGTTGCCGATGAAGTTCAGTTTTTGGTGCAGGATCCGCAGTGCTTCGCGCGTGATCATGCTTGGGGTAAGCAGGCTGTTTGCCATTTCAATTGCTCCTTAACGTTTGCGTTTGTTTGCGAGTTCACGTTCTCGCCATTCCCGCCACTCATCAGCACTCAACTTGCTCGGGTCAACCTGTCCCGTAGGGGCTTTGGAGCCAATGCGGGTTATAGGTTTAGCCGGTGGTGCTGGCTGGGCCGGTTTGGCGGTCTGTTTCTTTTCCATTTGGTCGAAAAGTGCCGCCTTGTGCATGATCTTCAGCAAGGCTGGATTCTCAATCAGAACCTTTGCCATGCTTTGATTCAACTCCACACCCTGCGATGTAGCGAAGGCTTTCAATTCCTCACCACGCTTTTCGGTCCAACCTGGAATCTCGCGCGCTACATACGCTTCGGCCTCTTGAACTCGCTTGGCAATCGCTTGCTGCTCGCTCATTGCTCTCTGCTGCTGTCGTTGCGCGATACTGCCATTCAGGCGGGCTTGCTCATTCAGCATCGCCTGGATTTGAGCTTGTGCCTTGCCTGCTGCAATCGGGTCTTGATCCCATGCTGCCTGCCAGTCAACTTGCTCGTACTGCTTCAAAGTCTCAGCAATCTGATGTGCGCGCGAACGTTCTGCAAAGTCGCTTGCATCCTCCTGCTGGCGCTGCTCTCGTTCGGCGGCGATTGCCTTGCGTTCCTCTGCCACCTCCTGAGTTTTGCGCGTGTAGTCCGCGTGCATCATGCGCTCTGCCTTCAACTTCTCGGCTGCGCTCTTTGGCACTTGGAACTTCGCACCATCGACCTCCAACTCGTCTAACTCTTCCTGCTCGGTTTGCTCTTGCGAGTCCTGCTCAGAAGATTCAGATTCGTGTTGATCGACTACTTCAATTTCATTACCACTCTGTGCTTCGGAGTTCTGCTGGTCGGCAGATTGTTCCATATCGCTCATTTGATGCTCCATTTATGCCGATTGCTCGGCGAAACCTATTAAGCCGAGGTGACGGTTTCCCATGCGGTTCCGTTATATACCTTCAGCTTGTTAGAAACGCTATTGAAGTAAATATCGCCCTTTGCCGGGGATGCTGGATCCGCTGCCAAAGGGACGAGATTTACCGCGCCTTCCTTCTTGATAATCATGCGCAGATTGCCTGCGGCATTAAAGCC